TAGTGAGTAGCATTGGGGTGATCAGGAGTTTCTATGGGCATTGCTAGGGGATGAGTGGAACAAGATCGAGGGCGTTGGATCGTATAAATACCACGTCAGGCCCACGGGCGAGGTTCCTGAGTGGATGAAGGTTTGTGCTTTTCACGGTAAACCAGACCCACATGAGGTATCAGACCAGTGCTTATCAAGATACACATCAACCCTGCGCTTACTCATCAACTCCAACATGGGCAAGTATTGCTCGCCGGGTTTAGAAAGCATGGGCTAAGGGCTGAGATTACCCATAACCCAAAAGAGGAGGCGGATATTCATGTTATATCGGGGCCACATTTCGCCAAACGCTATTGGCTTGATCATCCTAATACCATTCTGCTTGATCATTGTTACTATCTGGGCAATCCTGAGCATGTTTCGCTGGGGTGGATGAATAGCCGAGGGGGTAGAGACTTTATCGAAGGGGCGGGGAAAGAGCTTCCAGCGGTCTCAGATAACGCCACAGGGGATAAAAGCATTTTTCTTGCTGATTATAATGGGCCACTTGAGAAAGCTGATACAGTAAGGCTGCATCCTGTAGAGGGGAAATATGATAAAACCCTGCTAGAATCACTCCATGAACACCGATACGCGGTAGGATATAACACGACCGCGCTAGTTACGGCTGCGCTTGAAGGGCTTGAAGTTACTTGTTTGTCAAAAGAAAGTATAATGAGTCAGGAAAATTGGCTTAATTTGCTACCTTATGCAGATTGGCACTTGTCAGAAATAGAAAGCGGGGAGTTATGGTCACATCTACAGTCATTACGCAGCCTACCATAGAGCCGATTACGGTTGAGGAGGCTAAATTAGCGTTAGGCATTGAGCATGATGAGGACGATGTAAGGATTGAGGGGTATATTCAATCAGCCCGCATCTTTGCGGAGGACTTCTGCTCACTGAAGATAATGAGCCAAGTAATAGAAAACTCATACGATCATTGGCCTAGCACCGTTATTGCGCTTAATATCTGGCCGCTAATATCCATTGATTCAGTCAAATACGATGACACATCAAGCCCGGTAACAGAGCAAACCCTAACGGTTGATACTGACTATTACGCTGATACCACCACAGAAGGCGGGCGAGTTTCTGCTATTTCCGGTTGGTTTTCTCATGCTGCAAAACCTAATCCCATAAGAATTAGAATGACGGCGGGGTATGCTACCCAATCTGTCGTACCTGAAAGCCTTAAGAATGGCTTGAAAGCCTATGTTGTTTATCTGTATGAGCAAAACTGCGATATGCGCCAAGTCGCTAAGGATTTGCTTAGAGGTTCGCGCAGAAAACTATGAGCTGCAAGCCTAGCCTTTCTGGTCGCCTTCGCCATCGGATTACTGTGCAGAAATTGACACAGAGCCGAGGCTCTACGGGTGAGGTGTTGGAAACGTGGGAGCCTTACGCGACAGCCAGAGCAGCGGTTGAGCCTTTGATTGGTCGTGAATACTATCAGGCCATGCAGGAACAGAGCGAGAACAAGGTAAAATTTAGGGTTCGCTACAGTTCAGCCTTGAATAGCATTAATTCGAGGGATTACCGGATATCCTGGAATAATGAGATATACGATATCGAGTCCAAGATTAATCCATTTGAGCAAAACAAAGAAATCCTGATTATGGCGGTGCTACATAATGAGTAATCGGGTGAAGGGTTTAGATGAATTATCCAAAGAGCTGAGAAAGCTCGGGCCTAACATTGGCAGAAAGATTCTCCGCAGTGCCACATCAGGCGCATTAACGCCCACCTTTAAGAAAATAAAGGCATCTGCACCTATTGGTGGCGCTGCTCACAGGACATTTAAAGGCCGATTAGTCAGCGGTGGCTTTCTGAGCAGAAGCATTAAACGCTCATCAAGATTCTTTCCAAGGAAAGGCAAGGCTGTAGCGAAGATCAAGATTCTGCCTGAAGCATTCTACGGCGCGTTTTATGATGTAGGCGTATCGGGTAAGTTTGAAAAACGAAATTGGTTTACGGGTAACTTCATAAGCGACCGATCAAGTATCGAAAAGCGGTTTTCTGATATAATGAAAGCCAAGATCAAGAAACTAACGCTATGATTGATGCTAATTTATACAATTTTCTTGATGCTGATGTAGCATTGACGGCGATTGTTGGGGATAGGGTCTATCCTAGAAATGCAATGCCGTCTGATCCGACGTATGAGCTAGTGACGTATGAGGCTGAATCTCATAACTTCGCCAATTCATTTACCGGAAATAGCGGCTTTGTACGATCAGATTATTTGGTAGACGCATGGGCTAAGAATACGTCTGATGCGCTAACATTAAGTGACGCTATAAGATCAGCCCTTAAGAATGTAACGGGTTCTTTTGGGGGAATAAATGTGATGCAGGTGTTTGTCACATCTGGGCCAATTACTGTTTTTGAGGATTCAGTAGAGGCTTACCGTATAACCCAAATATTCTCAATTTGGCATAGCGAGGGATAAGACGATGACAGCAGCATTCACAGGCGGTTTAGCCGTATCACGGTTAAATATTTCCGGTTCCCCGGAGATTTATGAAGCAATAGAGGAGGTGATTAATCTATCTGGGCTAGGTACAACTAATCCTTTGGTTGATGCCACTAGCCACGACAGCGCAGCGCGTGAGTATATTGCTGGCCTGGGCGATGGCTCTGAGCTTACTATTGAGTGTAATCGGGTGCAGACTTCAGGCAATAATCAAGATGATTTGGTTGCTGATGTTGAGGCTGGAACCACTAGCACTTTTCAGATTGTATTAACCGATGCTTCTGTGTCTCCTAATACTGTCTTTACTTATACATTCTCGGCTGTTTGCTTATCATGGAACGTAACACCTTCCTTTGATGATAAGCATGTGATCGAGTTTGCCGTTAAAATTACTGGTGCAATTGTGGTGACATAATGAAATTTAAAGAGAGCGTATTAAAAGTAGAGGGTGAGGAAATCACAGTTCGGGAACTTTCAGCCAAACAACGGCAGACGCTCTTTGAACTTCATAACTCAGAAACGAATCCAATTGAGATTCAGGCGAATATTATCAGTATGGGGTGCGAGGCTTTTGTTGATACCTCTATTGATGAAATCGGGGATTTGCCTGGGTCTTATTTCGATTCGATTGCTAAGGGAGTGTTGAAGGTTTCCGGCCTTGATGATGACGCAGAGGCCGAAGCTGAAAAAAACTAACCGACGATCCTAGCCGACTGTTTCTGTTTAGGCTTGCGCTAGCATTAGGCAAGACGGTAGGACAGCTAGAAACAGAGCTAGGGTCGGGTGAGTTTACTGAGTGGATGGTTTATTATCGCTTAGAGCCTTTTGGTCAGGAAAGGGATAATTGGCATACGGGGTTAATAGCCTCAATGTATGCTAATCATCACAGGGCAAAAGGAAAGCCCGCTTTGGAGCCTTCTGATTTTATCTGGGGCGCTAAAGATAAGAGCAAAGAAAGGCAGACTAAATCTACACTAGCGGCATTATCAGCGATGGCGGTTAAGAATGGCCCTGACAAAACTTGAGATCAGACTAGAGGCGGAGACTACCCGCCTACAGAGAGATTTAGATAAGGCTAATCGCAAAATAAAGCGGTGGGCTGGACGGGCTACAAGGGCATCACAGAGTGTATCCAAGGCATTTAAGCGGGTAGGCTTTGCCGCAGGTGGCGCTGCGGTTGGTGTTGGATTGCTGGTGAAGAACTCATTGGCGGCAGGCGATGCCCTCGCAAAGACCGCTGATAAGCTAGGCATTACCACAGAAGCACTGGCCGGGTTACAGCATGCGGCAGAGCTTACCGGCGTAGCTCAATCCACTTTAAACAAAGCATTAACCAAGCAACAGAAAGCGATATTTGACGCTGACCGTGGCTTGCTGACCTATTCCCAGCACTTCGATAAACTTGGTCTTTCTACCAAAAAGCTAAAAGAGCAATCTCCCGATCAGCAGTTTTTATCCATTGCTGAGGCGCTTAATAAGCTCACTAATCAAACTGATAAGACCGCGATTGCCTATGATATTTTTGGTGGTCGAGGTACTGCGTTGCTCAACACTTTGGCTTTGGGCAAGAAGGGTCTAGCGGAGGTTGCTGAGGAGGCCAAGATATTAGGCATTGCTTTGACGCGGGTTGATGCTGCGAAGATGGAAGAAGCAAACGACACTTTCACAAGGATGAAAGGAGTTGTTAAGGGTCTAGGTAATTCAATCACTATCAGTTTAGCTCCTGTACTTGAGGCGCTGGGGGATAAGTTTGTGAATGCTGCTAAAGAATCAGGCGGCATGGTCAATTTCATTGGCAATGGAATGAACAGCATTGTTAAGGCGGTTGGTTTTGTGCTGGATGTGTTTAATGGACTGAAGGTTGTATTTAAAGGGCTTGAGGTTGCCTTTGCTTTTACTGCTAACGTGATCGTAAAGCTGCTAGATTTTATCCTCACCCCGTTCAAAGCATTGCTTAAAGGGTTGTCACGCTTTAGTGATACCGCAAAAGAGGCTCTAACAGCTATTGATGCTGTTGGCGAAAGCGTTGCTGCTAATCTAATTCAGAAGCAGTTAGAATTTAAAGCGGCTCTGGCCGCTCCTCCGCCTTCTGCTGGTCTCAAGTTATGGGTTGAAGAAGTCCAGGCAGCGGCTCAGAAGGTTGCAGAAGCTAAGGCTGCTGCTGCGCCAACAGGTACGGGAGACCAAAAAGACCCATCTTTAACTTTGCTCGTTGACACCAATAAAGAGCGTGAGAAATTAAAAAGAAAACAAATTAAAACGGAGCTTAGTTTAGAAAAGGCCGCTGAAAAGGCCAAGCTAAATGTTACTAAAGGCGCTCTAGGTAATCTTGCAACCCTGATGAACTCAGGCTCTAAGAAAGAATTTGCTATTGGTAAAAAAGCGGCCATTGCAACTGCAATTATCAAAGGATATGAAGCGGTGCAAAGCGCGTATGCCGCAGGCTCTAAGGTCGGCGGGCCTTTGGTTGGTGCTGCGTTTGCGGCTACTGCTGTAATTGCTACAAAAGCTAATATTAATGCAATTCAGGCCCAATCCTTTAGCGGTGGCGGGGGTAGTGTTTCAAGTAGCTCAACTAGCGGCAGTGTTGGCGATTTAACAAACATTCCTAGCCAGCAAGACACGCAAGCCGAACAAAACACAGGACAAGCCACGTTTATTATCATTGGTGGCGGCAGTGAGTCTGAGACTGATTTGGATAATTTAATGGATAGAGTAAGCGAGAGATTAAACGAGGGTTCACAAGTGATTATCCGCAGAGATTCGGTACAGGCTCAAGAGATACTAGCGGCGGCTAGCGCATAATGGCTGCTATTACCTACACAGCAACTAGAGGCTTATCGTTACTTGGTGACGAGGTGGGCGCGTGGATGGCCGACACCACGGCGGAAACTTTGGTTGGTGCGGAGTTGTGTTCCGATACGGGATTTAATACTGCGGGCGATTGGTCTGGATCGGCAGCTAATTGGAGTATTTCTGGAAGCCTCGCAACGTCAAACGGAAGCAGTGGTTTTTTACAAAATACAAACGGCACCGTGATGGTTGTCGGTGTACGCTACATTTCAGAAATAGAAATAAAAACATCGACAAGCGGTACGATTAACTTGCCCTACGATACTGGCACTGGAAACATTACGGTAGTATCAGCGGTTGGCATACACAGTCATACATTCATAGCCACAAGCGCAAGTGTGGTGAATGCTTACTCAAACTCATTTAACGGTACAGTTGATAATTTGCGGATTCGCCTCGCCGTCCCCGACCTATCCACCGCCGCCAACGGTCTAGGGGTTTACGGCTCAATCACTAAAGCCGCCGTTGCTACGGGCGCGGAATTGATGGGCTACAGTGGGGCGGGGTTGGGCGGCGAGTTGGTCACTAATGGTGGATTCACTACCGATGCTTCATGGTCAAAAGGTACGGGTTGGGATATCAACAGCACCACGGCCGGAAAAGCGCACAAAGCACCGGGTACAGCCAGCAACTTAACACAAGGTTCAGTTTTTACCATAGGTGACGAGGTGATTATCACGTTTACCATTTCAGGATATGTTGCTGGAACCTTAACACCCTACGCAGGCGGCACGTCCGAAGGTACACCACGCAATGCTAACGGGACGTACACGGAAAGGTTTACCGTTTCCGGTGATGGGCTTTTATACATTACAGCAGTATCAACTTTTGAAGGCGATATCGATGATGTGTCGGTTAAGCCTCTCAACGTATTAGAGCAACCCTATAACGCCGATTTAGATTTTGATGCCACAACGCAGTGGTGTTATATGGGTTGGAGTATTCAAGGCAGCCACACTTTAGTTGAAAACATTTTAAGTTGGGGATCATATTCGGGCGGTTGGGTTGGCCCATTAATCCTCGTTTATTACGTTTCTGGCACGATAAACTTTTATATTTCCGACGATGCTGCGTTGTCAAATGATGCCGTGGCCACCACAAGCACATACGATGATTCGGTGCCGCATCACATAGCAGTGTTGAGCGATAACTCGTTTTATTATATTTATGTCGATGGTGTGTTTGCGGTAAAAACTGCGGTGGTTAATGCAGCGGGTTCGCTTGTAAATACAGGCGCTACTTTACGTTTTGGTTTGCGTACTGACAACACATTGCCGAACACGAACGGCGTACAGTCATTGTGGCGCGCATTCGATTACGCGCCAACAGCCGCACAAATCAAATCAATCTATGACAAAGAAAAACACCTTTTCAATAAATACGCTGCTTATACTCAGGAAGGTCAGAGCTATTCTATTGACCTGAAAACCACCACAAAGAATCGCAGCACCAATACCATCAAAAAAGACTCTGTTACTTTATCAGGCAAGATGCAAAGCATTGTCCACAGGGATGATAATGAGTGGAATATTGGCACTAAGTTAATGCACAGGACTGAAACAACTAATCATATTAATCTGCATCAGTTCAGAGAGTTTATTTACTCTACTAGGGGAAGTGAGCAGTTCACCTATGACCCTTATGGAACGGTTGCCAGTGAAGATGAGCCAATCATAGTGTTAAGATTGGGCGCGCAAACCTCAGAAGCAGAGGAGCCGTTTACTGATTATTTCCGGGCATCTATTAAGCTAAGGGAAGTTTAATGGCGACTTACCAGCCTCGGCACGTCTACGTTATCTCTTTTGACGATGCTAATACTGACTTAGCTTATTTCTGTTCGCATGATGATATTGTGATTGGCGGCAGTCCTGAGCCTACGGTATTTTATGGCGATATTATTAACGCCTCTACGCACTCACAAGGGCTTAATCCAATCAGGGCTAACGCTACTATTGGCTCTGTATCGTTTACGTTTCTGGATGACTCTCAGGCGCTCACTGCATTAATTAATTCAAAATTATATCCAGTAACATCACCTGAATCTGTCGGTGAAGGTTTGCGGGCCAAACGTGTTCAGCACTGGATAGGTGAGCAAGGCGCTGAATGGTCTAGCGGTTATGATTTAGTGCAGACAAGCCAGATCAATGATGCTATTTCCATTGTCAATGATGGTAAAGGTTATAGATTCACAGGCAGGGATATTCAGCGAAGCGAGTTAGAGGATATCTTTGATCCAAAAAAGACCAATCTTACCTCCTCGCTGTCAAAAACAGGGATTACGGTCAACGTAAATTCCACCACTGATATTGATTTAATCCAGCATGGCGCGAGTTATTCAGATGCTCCTAATGATTTAGTTGGTTACATCAGAATCAAAGATGAAAAGATTCGCTTTACCTCAAAGACAGCCAATACTTTCACCGTTGATAATGCTCAAACCACTCTAAATGGTGCGGCAGCTAAAGGTGACAATGCAATAACGGTGACTGATTCAAGCGATTTCAGCACGTCAGGAGTTGGCTATATCCTGTCAGGCTCCCCGGAGACTCCTACAGAGATCAAATGGACAGGCATTAGCGCATCCCCTGAGCATGTTTTAACTGGCGTGACGGGCGTTACCTCGGCTTTTAGCGGGGGTGAAACAATTGTTAATGCTAAGGGGCGCGGCGTATTGGGTACGCTCCCAGCGGCTTATGATGTAGATACAAGCCAAGCGGTTTCTAATCGAACAAAGGTTGAGGAGAATATCTATTATGAATTGCCTGCGCTCAAGATGGCCTATGCAATCCTCACAGGTAATTTGTTTGGAAGCTCGCCGATTAGTTCTATACCAAGCCATCATTCATTAGGCATTTCTACCGATTGGGTTTCGACAAGCAAATTCACACAGTTCACGGATGATCTTTGGGATGCTGCTGACGATACGAAAGGCGTAATCCTACGCTTTGATGGGCTGAAAAAGACCAACGCTAAGAAGTTCATTGAAGAAGAATTGCTCTTTTGGACGGGTACGTTTACCCCTATTCTGCCTACGGGTGAGATAGGGTTACAGAGAATGACCGGCGTATTATCGGACGCTGCTCACACAGGCGTATGGAATGAGGACAACGTATTAAACATTAATAATGTCCGTTATGACCTCAACGATATGCACAATAATGTCGCTATTGATTGGAACTATGATTCTGTGCAGGAAGATTTCACGCGAGCCTTAAACCTGACGGATTCAGATTCAATAACCCGGTGGGGTACAAGCAAAACACTACAATTAAAATCTAAAGGGCTTCACGGCTCTATTCATACTGATAATATTCTAGGGTCAATGTTTAATACTTGGCGTGATCGTTACTCATCGCCTCCATTTAAAGCCTCTGTCACACTGGACTACACACAGAGAAACGTAAAAGTAGGTGAGGTTAAGCGACTTCAGCTTGATCATATCCCTCAATTTATGGATCAGGACGGGAACTATCAAACCTTCGATGCTTCTGTAGAAATTCAGCGTGTCTCTGTTAATCACACCACAGGAACGATCACGGCTGATGTATTTGGTAGTTCACACAAAGCCACGCCATTAGTATTAGGCGCTGATTCGTCACCGATTGCAGACGCATGGTTTACCTCTGAGGGTGTGGATTTATCCACAGTGACTACCAACACAATTTCAGGTGGTTCGCCTGGGACGATCTGTACCATTGATGGGGCCAGCTCAATTACGGGTGCTGATGACTTATCAAGTGCATCGCCTAACGGTATTTATTATTGGGATGGAGACTTAAATATCTCTGCTCAGTTAAATATTACAAAGAATATCGAGCTGCGCGTTAATGGTTTTGTCACGTTTAACAGTTCAGGCAAGATTGATGGTAAGGGTGCTGGGTTAACCGGAGGCACTACAGGACAAGCGGGTGCAATTGGTAATAGTCAGGCCGGAGGTGGGTTAGTTGGTTCTCACTTTCTTGTAAGCAGATATTTTGTCTGGAATAGCACAGAATCAGCTTTAGTTGAGGGCGTAAATAACGTCCGACCAACAACGGTATTAGTGAATAATGGCGGCACAAGCATCACAGGCAGACCTACTAACGGCATGGGAACCAGTGGCGGCAAAGGTGGCGACTTTATTTCAGGTGGCGTAACGAGGCAAACAGGCAGCAATGGTGGCGATGGTGGCGCAAGTCTAACTATCTACTGTAAGGGTGCGAGCGGGGTTAGTGGCTCACAAATTGACTTAAGCGGCGATGATGGCGCTGCGGGTGTTATTTATTCTGCCGGAACTCCTGATGGATTTGCGGGCAGTGGTGCGGGCGGTCAAGCTGGATTACTCAACTTATTCCTAATTGGTAATACAGTCACAGAAACGCTATCAGATTATTTCTTAGCGGTTAATGGCGCGACTCCGGTATTAGGAAACCCAGCCCCCGCGCCTATCAATGCAGCCAGTGAGCCTGATCCACTTTATTCTTTTTACACTGGTATATCAGGACGCGACGTATCACGCGCAAACCTGCTAGTCGATTGGGTTCCCGATAACCTCACCCCCGCATCAGATGCTAGCGTTATTGCAGACACCGGAACGGGTATTACTTTTGCCGAGAACGCCAATACGCCACAAACACCGGCAGAGAATTTAGCCACTATTGATATCACGGTAGCGGCTCCATCTGACAACTCATACAGTCATTCTAATGTCTGGTACAAGGTGGCTAGTGAGGACGATGCACAGCTCCAACTATTACCTTACCCGGCTAAACCTGAGACCATCGCAGTCATAGCAATGGATGGCACTGAGTACACCTTCAGGGCTTTCCCTGTCAGCCTAACGGGGGATATTTCAGAGGAGTTTGTGGAGGAGAACTTTACTGTTAGCAATGCAGCGGGTGGAGTTGAATTAGCCACAGGAAACTATATCCGCACTGACGCTGACCCGGCTTCTAATGGCGGTATTCTTCTCAATAAAGATAATGGCTTATGCGCTTATGATTCCAATGGAAATTTATTGACTGAGGTTGATGAGGTTTCTGGTGAGTTAGTTTATAAAACCTCATCGGCAGGACAGAGGATAGAAATAAACCCTAGCAATGATAATGAGATTCATTTTTATGGCGTTAGAGATGAAACAGAAAGCCCAAATGTTGTGGAAGAACTGGCTACTATCGGAATTAATACGGTTGGGTCTGATAGCGTAATTGGTAATTTTGGAACGCAGAGTTCAACGAAAATAGGGGTTCTTTCCAGAAGTAATCTGTCTGGAAATGCTGCTATTAGAGGCATTACTTATCATGCAAGTGGTCGCGGAGTAATAGGTAGCGCCCAAACATCAGGCGGTATTGGTGTGCAAGGCAGTATAAACGCTGCTTCTGGCGCAGGAGTTCATGGACAAAATAATTATAATGTATCAAATTCAGCCGCCGCTGTGCAGGGGCAATCTTCGTATGGATACGGGTTGCGTGGAATTTATATTTCTACAATGAGAAGTCCGTTATTAATTGATCCTTCTGCATCATCATCAGCACCAACGCATGAAGCTAACATTGGAGCATTATGGGTAACTAGCGCCGGGGTACTTTATATTTTTACAGCAAATTCCCCACAGTGGGAGAAAGTAGGGGCGCAATAACTAAAACTTCATATCTAACCCAAGCTGCACATTGCTATCAATAATATGAACGCTATAGCCGATTGTTACCCATTGAAAAGCGGCTCTATATTTACCGGGTAAAGAATATGAAACGCCATAGTGAAGTAATGAACCAAGCACGAAATGTTTATTAACATCAGAGAAAGAGGGGCAGCGTCTTAATAATGGATTTCTTTCGTGGATAGGGCTATTACGGCATTTGTCAGCAATATCGAGGGTTTGCCCCCAATCAATAATATTAATGGTTTGCCATGCAGCCTCAATAGAAGTATCTGTCGATGACCATTCGCCCGCAGACACAGGGCTAACGAGAAATAGCAATAAAAGTAAGGTATATTTAGACATTGGTTCCGCTCCATGCGTTAGTGATGATTTAAGTTAAGCTCAATCTAACAAATAGTAAAGGGTAATTTTGCCATGATTACTGCTAAACACTTCGATATTCGAGAATTAGTCCCTAAGCACGTCTATGACGATAGAGGTATTAAGGCATGGCGACTACTTGACCCTAAGCTAATCACTACCCTGGACGCTCTCAGAGAGGCATACGGGCCTATGACGGTGAATAACTGGCACTGGGGCGGAAATGCTCAGTGGAGGGGGTTGCGCACCTCACAAAGCCCCATAGGGTCACAATACAGCCAGCATCGGTATGGTAGGGCGGCAGATGTGACGTTTCGTGACCGTATCTCTGCTAGTATCAGGTTTGAGATAATGGATAACCCTGAGTTATTCCCATTTATCACTGAGCTTGAAACAGATATTAAGTGGTTTCACTTTGCAT